CTCTTCCTCAACACCACCGAGAAACTCGGCAGCATTGTTGAAGATGTATTCAGCTTCAGCTAAGAGCGCATCAGTATTATCTTCTGCGTTTAGTTTTTTAATCCGTTTTAAAGTAGCCACAGATTAACTACTGCGTGCAGTACAGAGTTCGATTATAAGTCGAAACCAGTACACCCCCAAATTGTCAAAGATCATTGAGCTTATTGCTCTCTTTTAATTATGGCACCTTTAGTAGTATTTGTCAACTTTTTTCTTAAATACTTATATGTTATGAAACTCTCATCTGAAATAATCCGGGAACGGATGTTTGATGCTTTTAAAGTAGACGTGAGAGCTTTTTATGACGAACGACAGGAACGTTATTTTGAAGAGTTTGAAGCAAAGCTTCTTAATGGAGAAATAAACGTAACGGATCCTAACTATAGAAAAATAGCATTAGCAGAGGCTGAGGCTTTTATGAATACAAGACCTCAAGAGCTTTTAAGGTTCATTAAAGATTATGTTAATAAGAATTTTGATGTAATAGCTGATGCTGTAGATGAGGGTATTATGGATAAAGAAACAGCAGAAGTATCTATGGAGGTATTAAAATATATATTAATTGCCGGAGAAGTAGAAGCAGATCCTGAAACTAAACTTAAATAATAGTAGTAGATGCGTAACTATACTTTTCAATTTGAGCTACAAAACATGTTTACTATGTTCATCGCAGCGATGGACGATGTAATTGTTAAGCGTTATAATAAAAATAAAGAAGTCCAAGACCGTATTAAGGCAAGATTTGTATACGCCCCTAAACAGCGTGTACTTTTAGACCTATTAGATAAAGCTCAAAACATACAACTACCTGTTATAACAGTATCTAATGGTGGTATAACAAGAGATGTAAATAGAGTTTTTAATAAAATTCTTGGATCCCATTACGCTAGTACTGATCCTAGATTCTCAAACGTTTTACGTCAACCTATACCTATTGATTTAACTATCAATATGTCGATATTGGCAAGATACCAGAGTGATTACGATCAAATCATAACTAATTTTCTTCCTTATTTTGATCCGTATATTGAAATATCTTGGCGTATACCTGAAGTACCTGATTACGAAATCAGAAGTAAAGTAATTTGGTCCGGTAGTGTTACAACAGTGTATCCAACTGATCTTCAGGCCACCCAGGTTGCCCGGGTTCAAGGAGATACAACATTTACATTTCAAGGCTGGTTGTTTAAAGCCTTTCCAAAAGCAGATGGAGAAATCTTTACTATTGTTACAGATTATTCAGTACTACCAGATATTACTACTCAATACTCTTTAGATGAGTTAGCTAATAATTACCCGAACACAACAGAACGTATCACTCTTTCCGGTCAACCGCAACCTAATTACGTTAATCCGTTCTATACACTTACATCGGCAAGTAATACATTTAAAGTTTACGGTAAATCGTTCTTTAATATAACTAATGTTTATCTATCTGGGGATACTAATTTTAATACAACGTTCTTTAATCCGTTTTCCAGCGTACCTCGTCTATCGGCTCTCTATCCTGGTTTTTCTGGTTTTGAATTACCTGCTGATACGTACCTTTCTAATAATAATAACCTGTTAACATTTACAATGCCACCGGCTTTAAACGGTGGTAAGTTTGATATTATACTTCAAAATCACGCCGGTTATGGATCGTTAAAACAATACTCAATTAAAGAAACATATAATCCTTACCTTCCTTCTATGCCGGAGTATAAAACATGGAAACCTTATACATTACCATTCCTTTCAGGTGTTGATATATATACTGGTGTATCGCGTATACCGAAGGGAGCTATCTTATATTATGGAGATGATATTATGTTCTTCGGTCAAGATCTAACCTATAATCCATAAATAATACGTATATGCCTTCTATTGAACTAACAACAGCTTCTCTTACTACCCTATCAGGAATTCGTGCAGCATTACATGAATCTTATACAAATGTAGAATCTGTATCTTCTATACAACCTTTACTAGGAAATAATAATGCATATGGTAAGTTTTCAACTGTACTGGGAGGTACATATAATACTGCTTCAGGTTGTTATGCTACTGTTATAAACGGAAACGGATCACCTACTAGTTGTACTAATATTCTCAGTAGTTGTAATTACGCAGGTACTAATAATTCAGATATCGGGCAATGTGAACAACCATCTTACCAAAACGGTGTTTTTTATTGCTATATTATTGAAGATTTAAATACCGGATTTTCTAATAATGCAGCAGGAGATTATAGTTTAATTGGTAGTGGTTACAGCGATGTTTCTGTTATTATTAATACAAGTTGTCTTATTAATAATACTAACAGTAATATATATCAGCAATGTACCCAGTTTAATAATATTGGTAACCCTAATGTTGCAACCGGTAATTTTTCAGTAATTCTTAACGGTACTAGTAATACAGCTTCCGGAATGTTTTCTTTTATAGCAAGCGGATCTGCTAATGATACTAATAATCAAGACAACACTTATATCTTAGGATCTAATATCACTGCATTAAGTGCAAATTATACTTACGTTAACAATTTAAGCTCTCAAGGTTCTATACACGGAACATATTACGGAGATGGTTCTAATTTAACAGGTGTAGCAACAAGCGGTGGTTCCGGAGGATTATATGTTCAAGGTCTTAGTGCTGGTTCTATTCGACCTTTATCAGGTAGCAATACCGCTTCTAATTGTTATTCCAATGTAGCTGGTGGTAAATGTAATACAGCTTCTAATTGTTATTCCAATGTAGCTGGTGGTTACTGTAATACAGCTTCTGAGTATATTTCTACTATTTCCGGTGGCTATTGTAACACTGCTACTTGTTATGGTTCTACTGTTGGTGGTGGTTACAATAATTCTGCTTCTGGAGCTTATTCCAGTATAGCCGGTGGCTATTATAATAAAGCTTATGGCTGTAATACTACAATAGGGGGAGGAAGTAATAATACTGCTGGTAGAGAATCCTTTATTTGTGAAATTAATATTACCGGTGGTACAAATATATCTGGTACATATGTTAGGCCGTACCCTGAGGCAGGTGATTATTCCCCGTTTAACGGATCTGACGGATATATCTTTCGGTACAGTGATGCTACAACTTGTGAACCAACTAATCAATGGCGTTATTGTTCCAATATTGACAACGATGTTACATATGCTAACGACAATAACTTATACCCTGATAATTGGTACTCTCTTTTCTCTAATACTCACGTACCAATTACGTCAGCTAATAATGTTTGTACACCAGTAAATACTTATATCGGGGCACATAGTACGGTCAGTGGTGGTTATTATAATATTGCTTCTGGACGTGTTGCAACAATTGGAGGTGGTTGTGATAATACGGCTTCAGGCTACTATGGATTCGATACTATCAGCGGAGGTGCATGTAATACAACGTCAGGGTATTATGGATCAACAGTAAGCGGTGGTTATGGTAACTGTGCTGGGCGTTGTTATTCTACTGTCGGTGGAGGTGTATGTAATTCAGCTTCCGGTTACTGTTCAACTATAGGTGGCGGATATGAAAATTGTGCCCGTGGTAGTGCTTCTGTAATTAGTGGTGGTTGCCGTAATTGTACTAAACAAGAAGAATATTTTATAAATGAAGTTTATGTTGCTGAATTAAGCGCAGTAATGACAAGAGAAGAAGGCGGTTATACTACTTTTACAAATAACGGAGACCTTCCTGTTATTTACTGGAATGGTAGTCGCTGGTTATTAACTGGTAAAGATACAGAAGATGATCTTTATTTTAATACTGATCTAGTTAATTTAAATAGTACTAGATGGTATAAAGTTAGCTCTGATGAACCGGCTAATTTTATTGGTAGTTATACTAACGATACATATACCCCGGGTGGAAATGCCTCTTTTATCGGTGGTGGTTATCGTAATTGTGCTGATAGTTGTTTGTCGGTAATTGGCGGTGGTAGATGCAATTATACTAACGCCCGATATGGTCGTGCTACAATTGCTGGCGGTCACTGTAATGAAGCTACCGGCTGTTGGAACCCAACAGTAGGAGGTGGTTCAAAGAATATTGCCTCTGGTAGTAACTCGACTGTCTCCGGTGGTTATTGTAATAGAGCTCTTGGTTACCATTCTAATGTAGCCGGTGGTACATGTAATACAGCAACAGGATGGTATTCAATAGTAGCAGGTGGACGTTGTAACGTATCTGGAGTTATTCAAACAATTACTTTAAGCGGTGGAATAGAATCATCAAATGGATGCTTTTACGGGCAATGGAATGATACTTGTACCGGTTGGTGTTTTTGTAATTCTGACAATCAGGCCTGTATTATTCCTGCTGATAATAAAAAGTGCTGGAATCTTTATGATGATTATGAAGGACGTATAACATATTACAATACAAATAATTTAGAACCTGATGCCTGGCATAGCTGTGTTAATAATAGCAGTATACATTATAAACCGTTTAATACTTTTAGTACCTATCGTACTGAATATACTACAGTAGGTGGTGGTAGTTGTAACGTTGCTTTAGAATATGCTGACACAGTTAGTGGCGGTTCCGGAAATACAACATCAGGTTATTACGATGGTGGTCCAATTGGAGCTAATACAGTTGCCGGCGGTGCAGGTAATTTAAATGTTGGCGCTTTAAACACTGTCAGCGGTGGTTATCGTAACTGTAATGTTATTAATTGTGCTGGTACTGTTTCCGGTGGTTTTCATAATACAGTTACTAGTAATGCTGGAGTAATAGCAGGCGGTAGTTGTAATTTTGTTTCTGGTATTAACGCTGTCATCGGTGGTGGTTGCTGCAATGGCGCTTACGATACGAACGTAACTATCGCTGGTGGTTTTTGTAATTTTGCTTATGGATACGGTTCAACAATTTCCGGTGGTTTAAGTGGTACGGCTTCTGGATACTATTCTACCATAGGTGGTGGTAGTTGTAACTGTGTAGGTAATCAGTACGATACCGTTGCCGGTGGTTACTGTAACGTTGTTAATGAAAATATTATAACAACAGCTTGTGGATTTTCCTTTATTGGTGCCGGTTGTGAGAACGTAATTGATGGAAAAGCATCGGTAATTACCGGAGGAGCTTATAATTGTATTATTGGAGATTCTTTCTGCAGTTCTATTCTTGGAGGCTCTGGTAATACAATTAACAGTAGAAACAATTCTCATATTATTGGATCTGAAATTACAGCAGATGCTGATGGTTTTACTTTCTTTAATAATACAAAGACATTTGGTGATGTTTGTACTACCGGAATCTATTACGGCAGTGGTGCCGGTTTAACTAATTTAACCAATGTTATATCTATTGGTACAATTGATGGCATGCCGTTTAGATATGGTAATGGTGGTGGTACAAGTGTTGTAACAGTTTCTGGAAACAATTTTGCTACTGGAGAATATTCTTCAACAACAGGAGGTTATAATAACACTGCCGAAGGTGACTGCTCTTTTGTAGGTAGCGGTACTAATAATAGAGCTCTCTGTTACAATTCATCAGTTGTAGGTGGTCAGTATAATTGTACATGTGGTCCTCTTTCATTTATTGGTGGTGGTAATAGTAATTGTGCTACTGAAATTTATACAACAGTAGTAGGTGGTGAATCAAACTGTGCAATAGCTTGTAAGGCTACTGTCGGTGGTGGAGGTCATAACTGTGCCATCGGTCAGTATTCTGTAATCGCCGGAGGTGGACATCACGCTGCCCTTGGAAGACATTCAACAATTGGCGGTGGTAGATGCAATAAAGCTAGTGGACGTTGTGATACGATTGCCGGTGGTTTTTGTAATTGTACAAATTCAACACCTGGAGAAAGTGCTAATAATACAATCTCTGGTGGATATTGTAATACTATTTCGAATGCATACGCCTATAACAATACTATTGGCGGTGGGTATTGTAACACCTCATCTGGTTATTATGCAGTTACAATAGCAGGAGGTAGATGTAATACAGCTTCAGGCTACTACTCAACAATAAGTGGAGGTTATAATAATTGTGCTTCTGGAGATCGTTCTGTAGTTGCCGGCGGCGGTTTTTATAATATAAATTATCCTAATGATGGTGGTAATAAAGCAAGCGGATACGCTTCAACAATTAGCGGTGGTTACGGTAATACTGCTTCAGGTAATTATTCTATAATATTAGGTGGTTATTGTAATATTGCCTCTTGTTATAGTTCGATTGTTGGTGGTACTGTTAATACAGCTTCTAGTAGTTACACTGTAGTAATTAACGGTTATAATAATACTGCTTCTGCTTATAACTCTACTGTAGTTAATGGTGTTAATAATTCAGTTTCAGGACGCTATTCTACTGTACTTAACGGTATTAATAATCATGCTGTTGGTAACTGTTCTAGCATACTTGGTGGGGTGTATAATTCATTAAGTGGTTCTAATAGTTTTGCCTTAGGATCAAATATTGTATCTGATAGACCTAATACTACTTTTGTTAATGACTTATCGGCAACTGGATCAATTTACGGTTCTGTTCAATCATCTGAAATTATTGGTACTGGTAATGAATTAGTTATATCAGATGGTAATGATGATAACGGAAATGGTGCTAGTACATTATCATTAAATTTCTTAAGCGGAGTTTATGTTGGAAGTAATCTAGAATTAACAAAACCTGCTTCAAGCATAGTGCTTCAAGACCCTACTGGTATTCGTTGGACATTAACAGTAAATGTAACTGGTGGTGTTGAAACAGCTCTAGCTTAATAAGCCATGGAACAGGTACCAATTCCAAAACCGCTTATTAAATGGGTATACGGTCCAGATGATCCTCAAGAAGATGGTAGTATGGGTTCTGCAAGGGATAATGACCCGCTTCCGGCACCAATTCCAACAATACAGGCACCCTACGGGGCCTTAACACCTTGGAATCTTTACGATTATTACGGAATTAATCAAGTAAAAAGTAAAGGAAAAGGTCAGACAATAGCAGTTATTGCTGCTTGGGGTAATCCAAATGTACAAAGTGACTTAGATTATTTTTGTTCCCATATGGATATACCTACAACCCATGTTTCAGTTTATTATCCTTTTGGTCAACCTAGTTTTAATAACTTAACAGGTGAAGTAGCAAATACAGCTGCAGGGTGGGCAATGGAAACTACTTTAGACGTACAATACACACACTCTATAGCACCATCAGCCAATATTGTATTAGTGGTACCTCCTTATAATGGTTTTGATAAAATAAAAGATTGTATACAGTATGCTGTTGAAACATTAAGTGCGGATGTTGTTTCTATGAGCCTTGGTGCTGAAGAGGTAGATTATTTTTATTCTGGTGGTTTTGATGATGTATTTCATAATTTAAAAGCAGCTTATATTGGTGGTTCCGGAGACTGGGGTACAGAAGTATTTTACCCGGCCTCATCACCGTATGTGTTGAGCGTAGGTGGTACAAATTTATATGGCGGTGATGATACTTATTTTGCCGGGGATCCAGGACCGTATAGTGAAACAGCCTGGTCAGGTAGTGGGGGAGGAGTAAGTACTATAAATAGCTTACCAGCATATCAAACAGGATGGACTAATGAAACTATGAGATGTGTACCTGATGTCTCTATTATTGGAGGTACTGGTGTTTGGATATATTTTACAAACCCAATTACAAATGCAGCGGGGTGGCAATCTATCTATGGAACTAGTCTTGGTTGTCCTGTATGGGCTGGTATTGTTGCAAGGTTATTTAGTGCAGGCTATAGTACTAAAAATGTTAAAACAATAAATGAATATATATACGATGTAGCAAATAAAAACTGGGCAAATGTTTTTAACGATATAACATCTGGTAATAACGGACTTCCTGCTGGAACAGGGTACGATCTTGTAACCGGTTTAGGAAGCCCTAAAGTTAATATCTTTGTTCCTTCTTTACCACCAGCAACTCCTACTCCGACACCCACAAAGACTCCGACACCCACAAAGACTCCGACCCCCACAAACTCCTCAACACCGACTCCTACTGGAACACCTCGTATAACAAGAACTCCGACCCTTACAAACACTTTAACTCCAACAAATACTTTAACTCCAACAAATACTAGTACTTTAACTCCTACTACCACCCCAGAGCAAACTAGTACACCGACTCCTACTGAAACACCTCGTATAACAAGAACCCCGACCCTTACAAATACTTTAACTCCAACAAATACTAGTACTTTAACTCCTACTACCACCCCTACTAAAACTCCTTACGTAACTAAAACCTCTACTAGAACTAATACACCGACACATACTTCAACACCGACACAAACAAAAACACCGACACCAACAAAGACTCCTACTAAAACCCCTTACGTAACTAAAACCTCTACTAGAACTAATACACCGACTCCAACACAAACAAAAACTACTACACCAACACATACTTCAACACCGACACAAACAAAAACATCGACGCCTACAAAAACCCCTACTAGAACACCCCGTACAACTAGAACACCTACAAACACGTCAACACTAACTCCCACTATTACACCGGAGCAAACAAAAACACCGACACAAACAAAAACACCGACACCGACAAAAACCCCTACTAGAACCCCTCGTACAACTAGAACTCCTACCAAAACTTTAACACCAACTCCTACTATCACACCAACGTCGACAGTACGATAAATAAGCTATGTTACTCATAGAGCTAACAATAAATATAACTGATAAGCTTAAAACAGCTTTAGCTTAAAACCATGTTTAAAATAATTTCATCAGGTTCAACTATAACCGGTTTAACAGTTAGCTGTAACAGTAATTCGTTATATCCTTCTTTTGATCCGTCTATAACTGATTATTGTATTGAAACCGGACAAGCTATTGATAGCTCTCTTAGTTATACAATAGCTGTTAATAATGTAAGCTTAACTGCACCTGAATTAAATGCTAATGACTATTTATTAATAACAGATGGTGTCAAATCTTATTATATAAGATTTTTACCTCAAGGGGTAGAACCAATTGCTGTTTCCTATTCTCCAACTGTTAATTATGTTGAAGGTTATTACACCGATGCTAATATAGCTGGGTTTGGAGGTGATGGAAATTATTACAATGTATTTGATCACAACGGCGTACCGGTTTGGTATATTAGTAATAGTACTATGCCAACCTCTTTACATAGAGGTCTTTCCTCAAATAGGGTAGTTTTAAATAGTGATAATCCAACTCCTACAAAAACTGTAATACAAATTAGTAACGACTACTTAGATGCAAAAGATTACAACTTAGCAAATTATGCTTGGCATTTTGATCAACACGATGTTCAAGAAATATCATTACCACTTAGTATAAGCGGTAATATAATTTCGTTTAGTTATACAGATGGAACTACTAACGGTTTTTATATACAAGAACAAGATAAGGATAGTAATGTAGTTTGGGATTGGTTTAGTAATGATTATTTTACTGATACAGTAGCTGAAGTATATCATCTTAATTCTATCGATGTTCATCCTATAAGTAGGGATATATTAATAAGTGCTAGAGACACTTCATCAGTATTTTGTATTGATTACACTACTAAAGAATTAAAATGGAATTTACAAGGTAATGTTCCTATGGGAACTATTCCTTATGCATCTAATCCAAGAAAATTACAAACTGTTGCCAACTCTCTATCAACTGTTAATACAAAATGGTTAGACAGAGATTACGGAACAATAATTGGTGAACCGTATTATAACGGATATCAGTATAGTGGTGCAAACGGACAGCATGATGCAAGATGGCATACAGATATAGACCCTTTAACAGCAGGTAATGTTGTTATATCAATATATGATAATCAATCTCACGGGGATTACTCTCCTGCTGATCCTCCGTATGCAGGACCGAATGCAAGAGGGGTAATTTATGAAATCGATCCGGTAAATGGAGTTGCATATCACCGTTCTTCTATATTTTCAGATGATCGGGTTACACCGTCTAACCCTACTTCACCATACATTGGAAGCTATACAATAATAAAAGAAGAAGATAATACATATTCTCATGCTATAAATTTTCCAACTAGTAACCCGGAGATGGTTGAATATAGGGGATCAGTGGACGGTGTTAATAATCATGTAAGAAAAGTATTATCGTTTGATACAAGACATGATGGAACTAATAACAGAAATTACAGAATTATAAAATTTCCTAAATCGTTTTTAGATATAGAATTTTTAAGACATACAGCAGGGCAACCTTTAAACACTTTAATAACCCCACTATCAGTAGGACCTGTTTATAATATTTTACCTCCTGAAAATAAAACAAAATTAATAACAAACTACGTACCGACTACCTTGGTTACAAATGGTCTTCTTTTAAATCTCGATGCAGCTACGTACTCAGGGTCTGGAAATTGGGTCGATTCTGTATCCGGTTTAGAATTTTATTTTGAAAACGACACAGTTTGGAGTGCAGAAAATGGAGGGATATTTAAATTTGGAGCTAGTGCTAATAACTCATGGGCGTTTGGTCCAAACTTAGGTGTATCACTATCATCTTATACTATTAATACATGGTTTAAGATTAATAACTTTGTAGCAGGAATACCGTGTATTGTTTGTGAAACGTTTGCACATGGGGTTATTAACTATGCAATAGAAGTAAGAAACCCTGGTGTTATTTTTTGCGGTTATTATCCAGGTTACTGGGATGGTCTTTATTCAACAGGTTATCAAACTGATACGTGGTATAACCTTACTATGGTGGTAAGCGGTACAGATGTATTTACATATGTTAACGGTGCCCTTTCTGCACAAGGTGCAGCAGGAGGGTTAGCATTTAGTGTTGGGGACGCAATTCGTATAGGGGCTCGTTGGGATAGTGATGAAGAATTAATTGATGGTGCTATACCTGTTATAAACATCTACGATAGACCTTTAACTGAAGGCGAAATTAAACAAAATTTTTCCCATTATAAGGATCGCTATTTACCTCCTTCTGCGTTATCAATTCCAAATACGAAAATTATATCACGAAAAATATTAGGGCAAACATCAAATGTCAAATTTATAACAAAAAAAATATAAGATAGAAAAAAGCAACTATTTAGAATAAATATATACACATATATGAAAATCGTTTTACAAGCCGAACAATCAATTACTATCGATAGCGTCGAGGTTCAAGCCGTTAGAGATATTTTTCACGAGAAGAAGATTATTGCTAGAGTTAAGGGATTACCTAAAGGTATTGTACTTTGGAGCGGAGATGCTGAGTATACAGCAGCAGGTAACTGGACTAATGAAACAGCCTTAGCCAGAGCTACAGAAGTTCTTGCCGGATCTGCTGTTAATTGGGCGTTTTAATTCTAACTAAATAAATGAGTTACTGAAAAGAGAGCCCTATGGCTCTTTTTTCTTTTTATAGTATTGATGTTTACCCCTTTCTTTATTAAATAATACTAGTGATTAATACCTCGTATACATATAATAATGCTATTCCAGGAAATTCTACCGGTCCTGTTAATGATCAGGCTTTTCCGTCTACGACTTTATTAGGTGCTTTCGTTTCTAGGCTTCCTTATGCTTATCAAATTCTTGATAGCATGATGCAAAGGAATCCAAAGTTCCCTCTATTTAAAGGAGCTGCACCGAAGAGAGAAGAGATGATTCAAGATGAATCTGTCTTCTTAAACGAACCTTCCTTTCAACAAGCACCTGCTGGTACCCCCAGCAGTATAATGATTAATAAGGATTATCAGGCTTTTATATATGCTAACGTTGATAAGGATAAGAATAGAAGACTAACAGATTACCGTCGTATGGCGGCCTATGCTGAGGTAGCCGATTGTTTAGATGAAATAGCTGATGAATGTGTAGTAAAGGATGAAAACGATATTATCATTAATTTTAGCTTAAGAGGGGAATATACAAAAGAAGTAAAAGACGTAATAGAAAAAGAATTTAAAAAGTTTGTTCAGATCTTTGATTTGGAAGATTCTGGTTGGGAGTATTTTCGTCAATTTTTAATTGACGGAGAGTTATATTACGAAAATATTATTGATGATGAGCGTCCTCATCTCGGTATTATCGGTATGATATCAATACCTGCCGAGCTTATTAACCCTGTATATCAAAACGTGCAGAATGAAATGGTCAAAGGTTTCTTAATACGTAAGCCTGTTCTCGGTCCATCAACTTCAGTTAATCAAAAGGATCAAGAAGAGTTATTCTTCATGCAAAAGGCACAGGTCACGTACGTTCATTCCGGTATCTGGAATGAATATAAATCTATTCGTTTACCTTATATTGAGAATGCAAAGAGGGCCTATCGTCAGCTATCTCTCATTGAAGACTCTATTGTTATTTACCGTTTAGTAAGAGCTCCAGAACGTTTAAAGTTCTCTATCTATACCGGTAATATGCCAGCTCCTAAAGCTGAAGCTTATCTTCGTCGATTAATGCAGCAGTATTGGTCTAAAAAGAACTTTGATACATCTGCTGGCGGCGGTGGAAAGGGAGGAACAACTAATGTATATGATCCTCAATCCATGCTTGATGCTTATTGGTTTACAAAGGACGCCCAGGGAAATGGTTCTGATGTATCTTCTTTACCCGCTGGTCAAAACCTCGGTCAGCTTGATGACTTAAATTACTTCCTTAAGAAGCTTTATAACTCATTAAAGATACCCTCTTCAAGGTTTATTGGTGATGCACAAACCTTTAAAGATGGTGTTGAAATAACAAGAGATGAACTTCGTTTTGCTCGTTTCATTATTCGTATTCAACGTCAATTTGCTACTTCAATTAGAGATACTTTTATAGCTCACCTTAAATTAAAAGGTCTTTGGAAGCAATATAAACTTAAAGAGCGTTCTATTCACGCAGAGTTTAACGTACCTTCTACCTTCATGGCAATGAGGGATCAGCAGTTACTTGATATTAAGTTTGATAACTTTAGTAAGATTACAGCAAATCAATCTGTAGCTCCTTCTTATGCTCAAAAGTATTATCTCGGTTTGTCTGATGAGCTCATGAAGGAGAATAGAGATTGGCTTAGAAAGGATGCTGCCTTTAGATGGGAAATTAGTCAGATTGAACAAATGGGACCGAACTTCAGAGAGCAACAGGCTGCTGCTTTAGGTATAGAGGGAGGAGGAGCAACTGGAGGAGCGGTAGGCGGTGGGGGAGTTCCAACAGGAGGAGAATTACCACCTATTGGTGCAGAAGGCGAGGTTCCAGCCTTTGGAGGTACAGCTCCAGTTGGTGCAGCTACTCCAGGTGTAGAAGCAGGAGGAGCTCCAGCAGGCGGACCACCTATTACTAACGCAGGTACAACAGGTGGTGGTGAAGCTCCAGCTTAATAATTTGATTAAATAATAGTATGCTTTCGTATACTATACCTGCACATTTACGTGGTGATACCTGGAATGGTATTGATTCTGTTACTATTACTTTAAGTGGAGTACCAGTAAATATAACAGATTCTACTATAAGAATGCAATTAAGAGAGGATGTTGATTCTCCGGTTGCTTTAGAACTCTCTACAAATAACGGACATATTGTTATAAGTGATGGAACTAACGGAGTATTTCAAATACCTCCTATTCTTATTACAATTCCTTTTGGTACATACAAATACGATATACAAATAACATTTCCTAATGGTATTAATAAAACCTATATAACAGGTACCTGGCAAATTGTACCAGATATTACCCAATAATGAGCGAGAATATTATAGTTAATACAACTAGTGAAAATATTGTATTATCAGTTGATACAACAACTGATCACTATAATATTAATGTTGTTGCTACAGGTAACATTTGGGGAACTATATACGGCTATCTTAGTGCACAAACTGATCTCTATTCTTTTTTAACTGCGTTAAGTGTAAGTACAGCTTCTTCAAATGTTTCTATAACAGTATTATCTGCAGGTTTAGATATAACAAATGCGTTTCTAGCTGCTAATAGCGGTAATTGGAATACTGCGTATCAAAATACATCTTCCGATAATTTATATCTTAATGCTAATACAACTTCGTTAAGTGCTTTAAACGGATTTTTAACTGTACAAACAATATCTGCAGCCAACTATATTGGTATTACACAAGGTGCTACTGATAGACTTGATAATGGTACTGTTCAAGTTATTTTAAGTACAGATAATAATTTATACGTACCAAACGATCTTTATACAAATGGTAGTATAAACACATTCGGGCAATATCTATCTAGTGGTGTTGATATAATTACATTGTTCGGTCAAAGCGGGGACAATAGTGTTAATAGTTTAGTACATAATACAAGTGCTGATTGGAATACAGCTTATCAAACTACAACAAGTCTTGATACTAATTTTTCAAAACTTTCAACCCAAGCATATATTTTAAGTGGTACTAATATTCGACCTGTATTGGGTAATAATACTGCTTCTGGTAGTTATGCTGTAATTGGTGGAGGTTATCATAATATATCTGCAGGCGATTATTCTATAGTAGCTGGCGGTTGTCAAAATTATATTACACAATTATCAGGAACTGAAGGGTGTGGTTCAACTATATCTGGAGGGTATAGTAATTGTATCTGTCACGTATCTTGGGCATCAGTTATCGGTGGTGGCGGGGACAATCTTATTTCAGATTGTGGTAGTTCTGTAATTGCTGGAGGCTGGGAGAATCATATTAATGCTAATTCTACTTGCTCTAATGCATATGGAGCAATTGGTGGTGGTATTTTTAACAACTCTTGTGCATCAAATACAACAATTGGTGGTGGTTGTAGTAATATTGTTAAAGCTAACAATTCTGGTATTTTAGGAGGGTACAATAATATAGTAGATGTATCAGCTAACGATTCATTTATCATAGGTTCTAATATAACTGCAGTCAGTGCAAACTATACGTACGTTAATAATCTCTCCTCCCAAGGTACTATTAATACTGTTAGTGTTACTTTCGGTAATGGTTCGACACAAACTACAGCTTTTACAGGTGTAAATATTCCACCTAGTGACAGACTCGACAACGGAACGGTTCAAGTAATTTTAAGCTCTGATAATCTATTACATTTCCCTAACGGGACAAATTCAAATTATGCACTAGGGGGGCCCGGTGGTTTTATTAATCTAATCGGTGGACCTGGCGGTGACCCGGGTATCGGTGGCAATGGTGGATGTATATATATGACAGGTGGTTGTGGTCACAACACTAACGGAGGAAGTGCAGGAAATATTAATACATCTGGTGCTGGTGATATGTTTGGTGTGCCCGGGCTTTCTGGCGGATCTATTGATACATCAAATGGAGGTGGTAATATTATTACAAGAGGTTATAATGGTGCAATTGGCGGTTATATTGATACAAGTTCAGGATCTTATTCTGCAGATGGTTATCCAGTCGGTAACGGTGGGTGTTTTATTGCTATAGGAGGCCATACAGAAGGACATGCTTCGGGTGGTTCTGCTGGTTGGATTAATATCAGCGGTGGTTACGCAACTGATGATAACGGTGGTTCTGGTGGTTGTATAGATTTAAGAGGTTGGCCAGATGGTGGTGGTAATGGTGGTTGTATTATAATGAGAGGGAGTAACGGTTGGACCCAACCTGGTTCTATTAATACATCGGCTTGTCTTTATAATTGTGGTGGAAATATTAATACATCAGCTAGTAATACTCTTAATGGTGGAGATGGTGGTTATATTAATACAAGTGGCGGGAAAGTGATTGAAAATGAATCTCCTTCTGGTGCAAGTGGGGCTTCAAATGGTGGTTATATAAACACAAGTGGTGCAGTTTCAGATGGAAATTATAGTGCTTCGGGTGGATACATTAATACATCAGCTGGTACTGGAAGTAATAATTATGACGCTTCACCAGGCGGCTATATTAACACATCAGGAGGAGCAGCTATATTAGGTGTTGGTGGAGGAGCAGCTGGCGGTTATATCAATACATCAGCCGGTGGTGGTTCAATAAATACAACAGGTTCAGGTTACATTCAATTTGGTTATGATACTCAAAGAACAACCTTAAGTGGAACTGCTACGGAAAATAGAAATATTAATTTACCTGACGCTAGCGGAACTCTTGTATTAACTAATGATTTAAGTTCTTTTATAACTGCAGTTAGTGGTACACCTAATCAGATTGATGCTTCTAAATCTGGTTCAACGGTTACATTAAGCTTACCTAACAGTGCTATATTTCCAGGAGATGTTTCTATTATTGGTAATTTAACTATAGCAGGTTCAGCTACTTATATTGATGCTAAAAATTTAGTTGTTGGTGATAACCTTATTTACTTTAATGATAATAATTACGGAGCTAATGTTTTAGATATAGGTTTAGTGGCTCATTTTTCTCAAGCTCCTCTTGGCTATAACCATACCGGATTAGTGAGAAGAGCTGGAGGACAGGTACCAGGTATTTGGACATTATTCTCCGGTCTTACTACCGAACCTTTATCGGCAGCTAATATTGATTGGACAGATAAAAATATACGTATTGATTCTCTAAGTGCTAATTTAATTGGTAATGTAACAGGTAATGCAGATACAGTTACTAATGGTGTATATACAAATCAATCCTACTCTGACCCTTCATGGATTGCTTCGTTAGCAGATACGAAAATAACTGGAACAAAGTTTACTACTAATACAACTACAAATACTTTAACTGGTCTTTTAACACCTTTAACTACGACTAATACTCTTAGTAGTTTATTAACACTTACAACAACTACAAATACTTTAACTGGTCTTTTAGTTAAGACTACAGATCTTAATACCATATCTGCTACTTTACTAACAAGAACAGATGCTAATACTTTAACTGGGCAATTAGTAACTAATACTACGTTTAATAGTTATCAAACAAATGTTGCAGCTGCTACAGCACTTCTGACACCTTTAACTTTAACTAGAACTCTTACTAGTCAGTTAGTTCTCAATACAGCTATTAATACCTTAACCGGTAATTGGAATACAGCTTATGCTTCTACATCAGCATTAAATCTTGCTGGTTATGACAGTGAAATACACGTTAGCCAAATAGATGGAAACGACACCACTGGTAATGGTGACTTGCTTAAACCAGTTGCTTCTATTACTAAAGCGTTGACTTAGAAAAGTAGTAATTATCCACCCAGGAGTTTATACTGAAAATCCATCAATAACAACTCAATATACAGTATTAGTTGGCCCCGGACTTATTGGTGGAGACGTATTAATTTCAGGAACTGTAAGCACAAGTACTGGTTGTACTATAGAAGGGTTAAAAATGTCAAACCTAACCAGTACTGCACCTACTGGTGCTGGAAATGTAAGCATTCTTAATTGTGATATTGGCAATCTTACCCAGAGTGGTACTGCTGACTACACTCTTATTCGTTTCTGTGATATTACTAGTACAAACATTACTGGAAGTGCAGGGCTAGTTGCCATATTTGGTGGTAACCCCAACTTTATTACCATCAATAACGCTGGTGCAAGAGTAGTTGCTAAGAATGTTGTTACTGTTGCACCAGTTCTAAGTGCTGGAAATGCAAACTTCGTAGATAGTATAGTAATTGCTGCCAATGCTACAAGTAACGCTATTACTACAGCTCCGGGAACGATTGTTACCTTAGCAAACAGCCAAATTATAGTTCCAACATTTAATAACGTAGCTAGAGTTTCGTTAAGTGGTTTTTATTCAATATTTAATTGCGTATATGATAAACCAAACTCAACATTGGTTGCACTGTCCCCTAGTGGTGGTTCAACTAGTTCTGTTGATTATTTCCAGCACATCAATGTTGATAGATTAATTTTAGCATCTAGTGGGCAGATAACATTCCCAGATGGATCTACACAAACAACAGCTTTTCTTAATAATTTAAGTTCCTATGCTACCAATACTCTTTTACAATCTACTTCTGCTTTACTAACACCCTTAACTCTTACCAATACTTTAACATCATCCCTCCTAACAAGAACAGATGCTAATACTCTTACAGGTCAGTTAGTAGCAAATACAACATTCAATAGTTATCAAACTAACGTAGCAGCTGCTACAGCTCTTCTTACTCCTTTAACAACTACCAACACTCTAACTAGTCAATTAGTACTTAATACTGCTATTAATACTTTAACCGGTAATTGGAATACAGCATACCAGTCTGTATCTTCTCAGCCTTACACATTAGTAGATACAACAAGCTCTATTAAACCTATAAGAGGTATTAATACAGCATCAGGTATTTATTCTAATATAGCAGGAGGTGTATGTAATTTAGCGTCTGGAAAATACTCAACGGTTGTAGCGGGGTTTAGTGGATGTGCTACAGGTTATGCAACATTTGTAGGAGCTGGATCTGGAGTTTGTGCTACAGGTTCTTATGCTGTAGCTGTTGGTGGTCAGTGTAATACAGCTTCTGGTTGTTATGCTGTAGTTGCTGGTGGATGTTTAAATAGAGCAACACAGCCTTTTACAACTGTTGCTGGTGGTAAAAATAACTGTGCATCTGGTACAAGGGCAACTATTGCTGGAGGTGATCAACACACAGCTTCAGGTAACTATTCGTTTGTTGGTGGTGGATATAATAATACCCCATCAGGCACTTATGCTGCTATAGCAGGTGGTGGAATAAATCTTGCTTCTGGTAATCGAACAGCTGTTCTTGGTGGACAGTCTAATACTGCATCTGGTACATATTCTACAACAATAGCAGGGTTTAAAAATACTACATCAGGTGCATACTCAATCATCGTTGGTGGTCTTGGTAACTTTAATCCATTAAGAGATTCAATCATCGGTGGAGGTGTTGCAAACCATACTGGTGGTTTAACTCCTTTTAACATTACTGCAGCTGCTTCAATTTCTGGTAATGGTTCACAAACCTGCTTAATAGGTACAGGTATTCAGAACTGCTTCTCTTATCCTTTTACATCTAACAATGTTTCTGTTTATTATGCTACAGCTGCCAGTCCTTTAAGTGCTGGTACATTTAGTACAGCTACAATTGCTGCAACTGGTACAAACTATATTATCATTAATGGTGATTATAGTACGTGCACTGGAACAAGTCTCAGTGCTACAAGTATCTATGTCTATGATAGAGCAATCAATAATACAGGCTACGATAACTTTATAGGTGGTGGAAAACTTAATACAGCTTCTGGTTGTTATTCTGTTGTAGCTGGTGGATTTAATAATCGTATTACAACTAGTGTAAATGGTACAGTTGCATCATTCTCTATTATTGGTGGTGGATGTGGTAATACAGCTTCAGCCTATTTTGCAACAATCGCCGGCGGTCTGGGAAACAACGCATCTTGCAAGGGCACTATAGCTGGCGGACAAGGAAATACTGCATCCGGTTATAGTTCTTTTGTTGGTGGTGGTCAAAGTAATATAGCTGTCGGTCGTAATGCTACCACTGTTGGTGGAGCTTCAAACTGTACTAACGGCAACTGCTCTTTTATCGGTGGTGGTATATCTAATAATACAGGTACTGGATCTACTTCTTTTATTGGTGGTGGTAATACTAATATTGCTTGTGGTGTTACAACAAATATTGTTGGAGGGCAGAGTAACACAATTACAGTGGCTGGAGACTGTTCGAGTATTGTAGGTGGTAGATGTAATAGAGCAGATGCAGCTTATACTTTTGTTGCTGGTGGTTCTGCTAATGATACAAAAGGTTTTGCTAATACTTTTATCTTAGGTACCGGGTTAAGCGCATCTAAAGCAAACTATACTTATGTTAATAACCTTTCAGTAGCTGGTAATATTGAATCAAATACAAATTATGTTGTAACGGCAGCTTTAACGGCTAATCAAACAATGCCTAGTAGTGCTGATACTGTATTAACACTTGATCCTTTAAACGATCCTAAAAGTTGGTTCAGTAGAACTGCAGGTACAGGATTAACCGCTCGTAGAATTACTCCTACGGTTCCAGGTTATTATCATATATATTATCAAGTTAGTTGGCAATCAGGTGTATCAGCAACTGGTGCGCAGAATAATATTCAAGTAATGAAAGTTACAGGCGGTACTGCAAGTACAATATCTATTGTACAGCAACCTATTATAAATACATCTGTTAATACAACGCAAAATACATCGGCTATAACTTATATGAATGGTTCCACTGATTATCTTTACTTTCAAGGTTATTCAAGTAATGCAGCTCAAGTTGTTACAGGGACATCTGATGGTAACTGGACGAAGGTAGAAGTCTTTAAAATTAACTAGCGTATTTATCTGTAATGCTATAAATACTTTAGGTAATTATGTCCGATGATGTTATTAATTTCTATAAAAGTGCTTCTGAAGAAGAACCTATAATATCTGAAGAAGTTACACCTGTTGAAGTTAAATCTGAACCAATAGAGATATCAGAAGATGATCCATTACAAGCTGTATTTCAAACATTAGTTGAAAATCTTCAAAAAACAAAGGCTTCTGATTTTAATAAGCCGGATGAAGAAACAACTGATGCTCCATTTGCTAAGTTCTTAGGTAATGTTGCTAATATCATTAAACAGGATGAAAAGATACAGACAGATGAGCAAATAAAGGAAGCTACTATAGATTTTATTAATAAGATTAAGGATGAAGATTTAAAACCTGTTGAGGTTAAAAAGAGGAGATCATCTTACGTTCCAGCTAAACTTATAAAAAATTATCCAAAGAAAAAGCCTAGTAAGTTACCTGTTATTGAAGCTGAGGTAGAGAAAAAAGAAGAGCCAGTTGTAGAAGAAGTTAAAGAACCAACAGTAAGAAACGCTTACGTAAAAGAGCTTAAGACATCAGATAATAAAACAAGAAGAGCTCCTGCTCCTTCTAAGCCTACAGACATTAAGTCAATAATTGAAAAGAAGGTTAGAGAGGAGATAGAAAAATTCAGTCAACATTTTGCTCAAGTTAGCATGACAGCAGGAGGAGGCGGTTCGGTAGCCGTTCAATACGCTAAGGGAGGTACAATGGATGGTAACTTAAATGTTACTGGTAAATATCTTTCCGGAGGAAGAGATATAGCTACTTTGTTTACAGGAGGAGGCGGCGGGACACCAACAAACTCACTATCAGCTAACGGCTACCTTTTAACTCTTAATGATGATGGTTCGGTAACATTTCCTGATAACACTATTAGATCAGAGTATGATAATCCAATTACTATAATATCAGAAAGTTCTAACGATGTTTATTATTCCGGTATTGCCTTATCTCCTTATGCCTTCTACGCATATGATAATACCGGTAATAGTATTTACTTTAATAATACAGACAATAATATTGTACTTGAAACACTATCTGCTAATCCTTGGACGTTTGGTAATGACGGAATATTAACTGGTCCTAACAGCGTATTAACTATAGGCGGTACAATTAGTGCTCTTGGTCCTATTTTATCAGGTGGTGTTGATATAGCTACTCTCTTTAGTCAAGGAGGTAGTACAAGTACATACAATCCTTATACAACAGGTAGTAACATTGGTTCTATTCAACCGATACTAGGTAATAATGCAGAAGGCGGAGAATATTCAGCAGTCTTAGGCGGTATAGATAATGGCGGGGATAGTCCTTATTCAACAATTGTTGGTGGGCTTTCTAATGAAATGTATTCAATGTACTCCGGTATTGGTTCATTCATCGGAGGAGGTAAATTAAATTCTAACCATGCTCCTTATTCTGTAATTGGAGGTGGTGAAAGAAATATAACATCAGGAGCTTATTCGTTTATCGCGGCCGGTTCTGCTAATGATACTAACAATTTTGATAACACTTTTATTCTTGGATCTGATATTACAGCAGTCAGTGCAAACTATACATATGTAAATAACCTTTCCTCCCAAGGTACAATATTCGGTCAACTTGATAGACTTGATAATGGAACCTCCCAAGTTATTCTAAGTTCTGATAATCGTTTAATATTTCCCAACGGTACATATTCCTCGTACTATAATACATTCGGTGGACCTGGTGGTACTATAGATCTTCGAGGTGGTAATGGAGACGTTAATAGTGGTGGTGGTGGAGGTTATATCAGTCTTGTTGGAGGTGGTGGTGGTGCCGATGCCCCTGGTGCAGGAGGCGGCTTTATAGAAATGAATGGTGCCGGTGCCGGTGATGGAACCGCTGGAGGTGCTGGATTTATTCAAGCTAATGGAGCATTTCACGGCGGAAGCGCTGGATATCTCAAGATGAACGCCAATTATGATACACCAGCCGGTTTTATTGATACATCAGGTGGTAGTACCGGTGTTGCTATTGGTGGCGGTATTGGTGGTTCAATTATAACAAGAGGTTGTGGTTACTTTGCCGGCGGTACAATTGATACGTCTGCTAATACTCTTTCTGGTGGATCTATTAATACAACAAACGGCGGAGGAGATATTATTACAAGAGGTTGTTGTGGTGTTATTGGTGGTTGTGTTAATACAAGTGCTGGAACATTTAGTTCTGTTTATAATACATTAGGTGGTTCAGGAGGTTATATTGATCTTCAAGGAGGACCTGGTGGAGATGGCTTCTCTGGTGGAACCGGAGGCTGTATTATAATGAGAGGTAGTGGTAGTGGTGGAGGTAATATTGGAGGTAACGGCGGGTGTATTATAATGAACGGTGTTGAAAACGGTAATGCCGGTTACATTAATACATCCTCAGGTGGTTATGCTGGAAATGGCGGTTCAATTGACACTAGAGGTTACGATGATGGTCTAGTGGGAGGTAACATTGTTACTTGTGCATCATCTACAGGGTCAGGTGGTTATATCTATACCTATGCAAATTCTCATGGACCTGGTGGTTCAATTAATACGTCAGATGGGGGGGGTAATATTTTTACAAAAGGTTGTTACACTGTAAGTGGAGGCTATATTGATACTAGTGCTGGTAGTTGTATTAATGGTTTAACTAATCAAGCTGGTAGAGGTGGATGTCTTATTGTAAGAGGTGGATCACTAGTGCCAGAAAGAATTGAGGGTAGTGGTATAGATAATTCGGGTTCTGGTGGTTCCTTTATTGCTATAGGTGGATCTAATGGTGGACCAGGCAGCACTGGAGGTAATGCGGGATCTATTAATATAAGTGGAGGTACACCAGATATTGATGCAAACGATTCTCCAGCAGGAAATGGCGGTAGTATTTGTATGATAGGTGGTAGTGGTGGTATAGATGATTTGAACAGGCATGGTAATGCTGGAAATATTGTTACAAGTGGTTTTGGTGCTTGGGATGGCGGTTCAATTAATACATTCGCTGGTATTCTTTCTGGCGGGTCTATTAATACATCAAATGGTGGAGGCAACATCGACACAACAGGTGGAGGACATGTATGTACTGGGTTAAACGGTAGTGCTAGTTATTTTATCTTAACTGACACCGATGGAGTTAAATGGAAGGTAGGCGTCGATACAACCGGCAGCTTTACTAACTACGGTACTGCTTAAGTTATTTAGTATAGCCAAACCCTTGCTGATACCAGCCATAGGTATTATCAATCCAATCACAAACCTGCTTACCTAATACATTATTATAATCAGGTGTAAGAGGTTGAACTTTACTCTTAATAGTATGAAGAGTTGATGTTAATCCGTATACAGAATCATCTTCTTTAATAGACTGTTCTACATTATTAAAGTCGTGCTTAAATGGCTCGATACCGAGATAATCATACACCTTAGCCATTTCTCTATCTGGATAACTAGTTAGATCTTCTGCTCTTACGTAAAGAACTTCTTTATTAATTCCTTCTAAGAACGTTTGATTTAATCTTTCTAAAGCCATTCCAACAGGAGGAGATGCCATCCAAATGTCTACTCTCTTCGGTGTTGTAGTACCTTTCATTTCAGAATGATTCTGAATACCTTGATGCTCTTCTTGATTTGCTCTATAGAGCTTTTCCATAGAAGCAATAATACTTTTAAGGTTTCTAACCATACAAATCATCTTTGGTTTATATGGCATAAAAGACTTAAACCATCTGTAATGTATAGTACCTCCACGAGTTTTAATACAAAGGTTGGGCTTGTCTGTATAGGCCTCAGCATACCCGTTTAAACCACCTAGACAAAAGCCTCTCCAAGTCTTTAAAGCTATATCTTTATCAATAGCTTTAACCTCCGGGGTATTTGTATAATTCATTCGAGCACCATAAAGGTATTCTAGAACAGGGTCGGTAGGTGTTGCCTGAATTTCTGGATGCTGATTAAGAATACATTGAAACAATGTACTCATACTACGAGGCATTGAAGAATTAAAAAATATATTCTTCATTTAACTAAAATTAATAATAGGTTGCTGAGGAATGTCGAATGTTAAATCGTTCTTTGAACCAAGAATAGATTCAACAAACTGATCCTTATCAAACATTTTAGAAATATCATCGTAAGGGCATTCGTGGAACCTACCACCTGTCCAATCTTCGGATTCAAGATACGAATCAATTCGATGTCTAAAAGACTCTGCCCCGGATGCAACAATATTATCATGAATAGGATGACCGAATACAACAGGTGAGTTAGAAATCCATCCAACAGTAGCTTTCTTATTAAAAGCAGCTGCAGCATGCTGCATAAAAGAATCAATACCAAGGAACTTATCTGAAAGATAAATACTACAAAATAGGTTTCTAAAGTTATCGGTTATCTTAAATGTATCAGGAATACTAGGTTGGTTTTCTCTACCTATATGAACAATTTTACTAAAGTGAGATTTAACAGACGATACAATTTCTACTGCTAGAGTGGGTGGTAAATCTCTTGACCATGAATAAGGATGACCTTGATTGTCAGCACCACCACTTGTTTGTATTAGAAGTATAGGTCCTTCTTTATTAAGATTTTTTTGTACAAAAATAAGCTCTCTTTCAGTTAAATAGATATCAGGCTGTATACTAACACAAGGTATATTAAAAACATCACACCAAATTTCAGCTAATGATTTCTTTCTATAAAGAAGATCTCCGGAATGATAAGGTTCCATTCGTAAGATAATAGAATCCTTATTATTAATATAATCATCGTAAAAATAAGGTATATTACCAAATCTATATACTCTATGCACTAAAGGGTTATGAAGAAATACTTCCGGCCAGGCACACACCACAATGAGTTTATGCTCCGGGTACTTTGCCTTAATTGATTTAACTACAGCTGTAGCAACAATATTCTTACCACACCCTCCATCAACGTGAAAGATTACATACTTGTCCATGCTTTAATTTATTAGTGTCCTACCTTATCTGCAAGCGCGGCAATATAATTTACTAAATCAATTGCTGTATCCTTTTTATACCCTCCAGCAAAGCGTGAATACTTCTGATCAATAAATGTAGCTAGAGCAATTGCTTTGCACGTTTCATCATCTACATCGACCTTTGTGTATTGCTTTACAATTGCCTTGGTTAAATGCCACACACCATCCTTACCCCAGGTATCAGCGTACTGATCTCCTCGTTCCTGCATCGTCTTAGCAACCTCCTTTAAGGTATTTGTTGCCGAGGAAATAAACTCGTTAGCCATTTTACTTGTGACCACCTAGCCAGTTAATAGTGTTATTAACTGATGTTTCTGTAATATCAAAGTATAAAGAATGAGCTACACCGCCTGCGTTAACAGCGTAAGCTTTAATCTTCCTTAAACCGGTAGCGTAAGGAACAATTTTATCTATTGTAGATTCACTTACAACTTCAAAGTTTTCTCCAAATTGTTTTGCAAGAGCACTATAGATGAACTGATTAACATCATTTGTTCCTACTTGTTCTGCTTTTACAATAAAAATGTTGGGTGCTTCTTTCATACAACTAATTATTCGGCAGAGTTTCTTTTGCCAGTAAACTTTTGTTCCTTCTTAACAATACCTAATCTAATATGTTTATTGTTACGTGCTTCACTCTTATACTCTTCTAGCTCTTTTGCATTTAATCCTTTTGGAAAGGTTGGGTGCCAGAACTTATTTGTTTTTAACAGTTTTTTTGATATCCAGATGTGCATAATTTTTATTGGTTAGATTCGTAATTAATTACAGAGTCAATTCTAAATGAACGCCAGTCTTGCTTTTCAAGATCCCAAACAGCTATTGCATCACTGCTTTCACTTCTTGCTTTCTTTTCCTCTTTTGAATCCATTTCAGGTAAATATTCTTCATTGAGGGTGCATACAATTTTACGTAAGGTATTGTCCTTCTTTTTAAAATTAACTGTTAATACAGTACTCTTTAAAAGCTTTTTTAATTCTTCTTTTGTGACCATACTTAGATATTAAAGAGATTTTTGATAATATCAAGAGCTAAAATCGCTAAAATTAATAGTTTTTTCTAAAGACTTCATTATAAATGTTTGTATGTCTTTTTTAGTAGGAGTTGTAACACCAAGAATCTTTGCAATAGCTACCTTAAACTCCTCGTCATACTCTAATTTAAAAACTAGCTTGGTGCCGTGATCTTTAACGTCGTGTATTTCTAGATGCATTAGGTTTCTTTTTTCTTTTAGCTTTTTTTCGTTTTTGTGAAAGATTGTCGTATAGAGCAGTCTTATAAATTTTATCAATTATACATTTTAAAAATCGTGCGTTATCAAAAACGGTAGCATTGTTTATAACTCTAGACTCAGCGTACAATACCATAGTCTCTGACCAATCTGGATATATGTAATGAATACATTCATGATATGCTGTTGCTAGTACTTCTCCCTTTGTATTAATCTCTATATCCGTCCAATTACAATACCCATGAACACCTCTCATCTTACGTAAATTAAAAAAATCTGGTGGTTTTGTCCTAACCAGGTGCAAACAACGGCGATATATGTGCTTAACATCGTTTTTTGTAAGCTTGAAGGTAGCCATATATAGTACTTATTCTAATAATAAAAATCTTTATTTCAAGTGGTAAAACCCATAAGTATACATATGGATATCATAGATGAATCATTAGATACCAATAGTAACTTAGGTATTGGGGGGTTTACCCCAGAAATGAAGAAGAGATTGCCCTTCCCTTTAGAGAATGTCGAAGAGCAATTAGCTGATCTTTACTTTGATATGGATAAGATTAGAAAGAGAATAGAGATAACAAGACGTAATAATGTTACTAATCTTACAGTAGCTAGGTTAAAGCATTTAAGACGAATGCAGTATAAGATTAATACTGCTATGGTTATTATCAAGCACTTAACCCAAGACTTAGATAGTTTTTGGATTAACTAGTAAGGCTGGTTTTTATCTCTACTGTTTCATCTCCTGCTGGAAGAAGAACCTTCGCCAGAGGTGTAGTAATCTGGGTAGAAAAGAACTGCATCTTAACTCCATTAATCTGATTACAAGAATCGCATTTGAATCTGTTCTCCTGATTTAATAGAATAGGTACATTATTACTTTGCTGACAATAGGAGCAAGTAAGACGAACAGCAAACTTAGATAGTTCTTCCAGTTGTTTATTTACAATATTGGCTCCTTCAATAGTATCCTTCCGAAGAAGAAACGTATTAACAATAGCAAAGATAATGAATTGTATACAAAGGGAGATAATAAAATATCCCCAGAACTTACCTGTAATCAAATACCCGCCTGTTCCTACAGCTGTACTAATAAGAGCTGTAAAACCTAGAGAGATAAGAAGTACTAGAACTTCTGGTTTAGATATATATTCTTTTATTTTATTCATATTAGGTTGTAGAAACTTTCTCATAAATCTTATCTGTAGCAATGTCAATGTACTTGAGAATGTCGAGTGGTTTTAGTTCAACCTTATCGAAATCAACATTTCTGTCATCGCATTTATCTCCAATGACATTAATTGCTTCTTCTAGAGCTGACCATCGGCACAGTTCATAGGTTGATAGCTTGGTGATATCTACATCAGATACTTTCGGTAGTTTGTTGGTGTATTTCATAATTAGAATTACAATATACTAGTTCTTAGCCGGCAGGTCAAGAGTTTTCTCTAAGTTATTGATATTAGCCTTTGATACTTCAAAAACTTCTACAGGTACCTGTTCGACAAAATCGAGTACCTTAGTTAAAACTCCTTCTGTAAACTCTTCCTGGGTAAGTGATAAAGGATAACGATCAGGCAATTGCATGAAGTTAAATACCCCTTCACCGTTTTTCTCTAGAAATAAAATAAAGTCTCCTCTTCTATGTTTAGTAAAAGCATAGACGCCTCTCTCTTTTGGTACTTTTAATTTCTTTTTAAACACCTCTATAGTTTATAATAAAACTAAGAATAATTCAAGTTTTGATTAAATATATTATATGTTAAGCAAAGACAATTTATTAATTCAGGAAGCTTATATTTCTGCTGTAAAGAAGGTTCCTGAGCTTCCTCCTATGGAAGATGTTACCGATAACGCTCCTGATACAGAAGGTGCTGTTCAGATGCACGCTGAAGAGCCCGTTGAGAAGCCTGTTGTCGTTAGCTTAACAAACGATACTGAAGAAGTTGAAACACCTGAAGAGCATGAACATGAAGAAGTCTCTATGGCAAAAACAAATCTTTTCTCTATCTTTAGACATGCTCAAATGCTTCACGACATGCTAGAAAATAACGTCGAATTAGATACTTGGATGTTTCAAAAGATTGCCGTTGTAGCAGATAAGTTATCTGATGTAGCTAAAGTAGCTGAGTATCATGCCGCTAGAGAAGGTGTAATCGGTTAAGTTTTTCTCTGAGTTCGTCCCCGTTCAACACGCTGTTCGGAGCAGCCTTGAACGGGGTTATTTTTTTCTGGATGTTCCTTGCTCCAGCCTTCATACTTGTGGGAATGATTAAGAGAAAAAAAGAGTCTAGAAAATAAATTCTTCAGCCTTTTCTTCTTGTAGTTCCACCATCAACCAGCCATAATAATAGTATGAAAATTATTAATACCCAAAGTGGTTTCGTTAAAGCCTGCAACGTCGAGATCCCTGAGATCTATAATCGCCGTTTCAAGACTGGTAAGGAGGACCTCGACGCCATGTTCGGCGGAATGGGCTTTCTTCCTGGTATGTCTTTTACCCTCGCTGCCGGTCCTGGTACGGGTAAGACGACGATGCTTATTCAGATGCTTGAGTTGCTTGAGCGTAACGGTAAGAATACAGCTTATGTTTCTGCTGAAGAGTCTATTCAGCAGCTTGCTTTTACTTGTAAGCGTTTGGGAGTTCGTAGCGTTAATGTTGCGAATATGTCCGTTATCGAGGATATCTTCGATGCCGTTAAGAAGAATAAGTTTGATATGATCATTCTTGATTCTCTTCCTGCTCTTACTACTCGTAAGAAGCTTCGCGGTCGTCAGCTTGAGGAGTATCTTTCTAACTATATTACGACTAAGGCTAAAGAGCTTGAGTGTGTTGTTGGTATTATTCTTCATTTTACCAAGACTGGTACCTATAAAGGCTCTACTCTTCTTCCTCATAGTGTTGATTGTAATATTGTGATGAATAAGTCTAAGGATAACCCGATCATCCGTGAGATTGAGGTAACGAAGAACCGTTTCGGTGTTAGCGGTTTTAACGCTTTCATGATGACTGATACCGGATTTGACTTTGAGAAGGTTGAGATGGAGGTCAATCCTAACGAAGCTCCAAAGAAGAAGGGCAAGATCGCCCAGTACCGTGAAATGGTACTTCAGGTTATCAAAGAGCAGGGATCAGCTGATCTTCCTACTATTACCCGTATTCTTGAGTGCTCTATTAAGGCTCAGAGCACTCTCAGGGATCTAACGCTTCAGGGAATGATTCAGAAAGAGGGTCGTGGAAAAGAGGCAAAGTGGGTTGCAGCTTAAAGAATACAATAATAAATTAACTCATTATGAAACACAATGCAGGTAAGGGCTCCAAACCACGTCCAACAGACATGAAGAAGTATATTAATAACTTTCCAAAGTCTTCTGGAAAGATAGAAGGTTTTGTAACTAAAAAGGGTAAGCAGACAAAGAAGTACTAATATATATCGTATAAATAATATACATGTATTTAAGGAGAGAGGACAAAGGTTTATTTGATGTTTATCAGCAAGTAAAGACGGGTAAAAGAAAGATTGTACTTGAGTCTGAACCTATGTCTAAGGTTATTCAGCCTCCAAAGGTTGTAATCAATCCTAAGAAGCAAGCGGTAATTGATAATTTAAAGTCAATAGGTATTGATATTCCTCCTAATGCCTCTGCAGATGATTATGATAGAATTGTTAAGGGACCGTTAATGAAAAAAGCTTTAGAACAAGGAATGTCTCAAGATGAAGCTGATTACTGGTATAAGAAAACAAAGCGAGAGTTTACTTTAGAGGCTGATATTATTGCTCCAGAAGTATGGTCTAATCTTTTAGATAAGGTTACCCGAGCACGTGTTAAACTATTTGATAAGGCTCCTTTCTTTGAAGCTATGCTAGCAAAATTGAAGGTTGTTTATACTAGAGATGGAGTTGATACAATGGCTGTTGATAATTACGGTAACATTTATATTAATCCTGAGTTTGCCTTAGAGGATTTAACTGAAGAGGAAGTTACCGGTGTATTAGCTCACGAAGTATTCCACATTGTTAATTTAACCTTCTTAAGAAGAGAGCATAGAGATCATGAGCTGTGGAATATAGCTACTGATTATATTATGAATAAGGAGTTACTAAAAGATAAATTTCATTTACCAAAGCTAGGTTGTCTACCTTACGAGAAGAACGGTCGTTGGTTGATTTATGAGCTTAAGGGTAAGAAGGATATTAAAGATTTAGATATAACAGAATTTGATGAAGAGGATCTTTATCAAGTACTAGAAAAGATAGCGGAAGATAAAGATCAAAACGGTCAAGGAAATCAACCTGTAGAGATTAAAGCAGGGGACATTATTTACGATAACGATAACGGTAAGTACGGTAAAGTTACAAAGGTTGATAAGAAGACCGGTAAGGTATATTCAGATGAAATACCTGAGTCTCAAGTTCAAAAGCATTTAAAATAATATGGAATCAAATTTATCCAATGTAAGCAAAGTTGTAAAACCTTCTAGCGGAGGAGGAGGTGGAGGTGGTGGTACTCCTTCTAACGTAAAGATCTTTGGTAAGCCTGGACAAGGTAAACAACAACAGCAAGGACAAGCTGGTAAAGGATTGCCAGGACAACCTAGTCCAGGATCTCCTGGAGGTCGAAGTCATAAGATTACCAAGGGAGGTAATACTATGGATAAGCATCTTACAGGTGGTCAAGGTAATAAGCCTAAAGTTCTTAACCCTAATAATGTACAAGATCTTGAACCTAATGATTGGGGTAATTTATCTGAACAGCAAAAGGAAGCGATGATGAAAGACCTTCTTACAAATGCTTTAGATGAAACTGAAAGAAAATGGGGTGCTGGAGAGGGCGGTATACCTAGAGGCTTTGACCGTAAGCATCTTTTACCTAGAGAGGATTGGAAGACAATACTACAGAACTTCCTTGATGATGAGTCTCAAAGAGTTATTAACGACATGAGACCAAATATGAGAGAGATTGCCGGTACTGGATCCTGGGCTGCAGGTTCAGAATACGTAAAGCAAGACATTAAATGTATGATTGCTATCGACGTATCAGGATCTATAGATCAAAATGATCTAACGTTGTTTGTTACAAAGATACATGAAATTATTGAAGAGCCTGGATTTGCAGAAGTAAAAATGGAATTACTATTCTGGGATGGAAAGGTAGAGAAGGCTGTAACTATTGATACAAGTGAAGAAGGAAGTAAGACAAGTGCTAGTCAAACCCTTCAAGGTATTACAACAAGTGGTAGAGTTATAGGTGGGGGTGGTACAGATCCAAGTTGTATTAACACCTGGGTTATGGCTAATAAAGATAAATTAGATATGGATGTTGAAGAAATACATCTTCTTATTATGACAGATGGGTATTTTGATTCGAACTTCACTTTACCTCATACCCACGTACAACCTATATGGATGCTTAACGGTAAGAAGGCTACTGATGAACATATAAAAGCTAATAATAGGCACTATACCGACATTCATTTTATAGATCTAAAGCAAAGTTAAATAAATATATTAACATGAGTAATTTAAAGAAGAAGAGAATAGTAGAAGCTAAGGCTGTAAACCCTGAAGAAGCTAAAATTAGAGCTGGTGCTATTAGTCTTGCTCAAAAAGTTAATAAGAAAGTTTTAGAACAACCTCCTACTTATAAGGACGTAAAGACAGGTGCTGGAGGTAAATTAACCTACCCTCTTACAAATCCTCCAACTGATGTTGGAACTTATAACATTGCTGCATGGAATAGTGTTAAGAGAATGGAGATGGATGTTATGCGGGCTTATTATACCGAACCTAAACAGAATCTTCTTATATATGGTGAGCCTGGTATCGGTAAGAGTGATTCTATTAAATCTGTTGGTAAGAGACTCGCCAATGATAATGGTAGAATATATGTAAATTTTAATACAGCAAGTGCTGAAGAAAGACAAGAATTATATACAAATCCTGGTAAGTACTTTGTACTCGTTGACGTTCGTACAGCAATGCTTGAGCCTGTTGATATTGTTGGTATACCTGATATCCGTTCTAAAGAACAGCACATTGTTTATAAACAGCCTCCTTTTGTTAGAATGTGTTCCCAGCCTGATGCCGAAGGTATACTCTTCCTTGATGAGTTGAATCAAGGTGAACCAAGAGTATTAAAAGCTCTTTATCAAATTGTCCTCGATCGTAACTTCAATGGTGTACCCCTCAGTGATGGGTTGTCAATTGTTGCAGCTGCTAACCTAGGAGCCAAGCATGGCAATAAGGATATTCCTCCTGCTTTAACAGATCGTTTTGGAGCTGGATACCTTGTTACAGATGCCGAAGGATGGTTGGATTGGGCAGAAGGTGGTAGCGGTGGTGAATTAGATTTACCAGCTGGTAAGGGCGCCCCCCAGGGCAAATATGAATACAGCGGTCATCCTCTTGATCCTTTCATTATTGCTTTCGTCAAATCAAATCCTAGTAAGAATTTTAATGTAAAGCCTACAACAGGTAGCAAGTCCGATAAGATGCCTACACCAAGAAGTATGGAAAAGTTATCCATACAATTAAAGAAAATATACGCTGATTACTATCACGTTGAAACTGTTGGTGAATTAGCTTACTTTGATGAAGTGCCAATGATTGACGCCATGGCTCAGGCCGCCGGTGTATGTTGTGGTACTCAATGGGCTAAAGACTTTATTAACTTTGTCAACTACATGTGGGAGTATGAAGTCAAAAAGCTCATGGAAGATGCTAAAACTCATGGTATTGTTAAAAAGACTTCTAATGAAAAGCATGCTATTATGGAGTGGTACTTTGGTAAGCTTGAAAACGCTTTAGGCAATCTTCAACTTAATGGTGCTTGGAATACTGATAAGCCAGTTAGCGAAGAGGATAAAGAAGTAATGCTTGCTATACCTCTTCTTTCAATCTCCTTCATACAGACACCTGAAATTAAACCTTGGTTAACAGCTATGTGGAAGAGGATTAAACATCTCCCTAATGGTGGTTATGGTAAGGTATTGGACTATGTAGTTAAGGGTGATTATGATCCTGGTGTAAAGGAAAAGTTTTTAAAGGAAGCATACCCCGTACTAAAAGCTCTCATCAGTAAGGGCTCTTTAGATAAGAAACAAACCTTCGATAAGAGCGGTAACCCTGTATAAACAATATGAATAAGACACAATTAAAATGCTTAGCTGAAGATCATTACTTTGGTGGTAGACCATTAACTGATGAAGAATATAACATTCTTACAGAATCAGAGTATAAACATTTAGTAAATAAGAAACAAAAGTTTGATTGTTTGTTTGAAGAAGCCAATCCTGCTTTTCAATCCCCTATTAAGCTTACACCTATAAAGAAGCCTGATCATCATAAGTTCCATGTTGGCCCTAATCGTGATATCGTCAATCATTTAGTTAATGAGATTGAACATTTCTTTCATCTTGGTATTAGTAATACCTCTACAAAGAAGTATTCAAAGACAGATCTCTTTAAGTTAAAGAACTTTATTAGACGAGAGGTTGAAGAGGAAATGTTAACAGGTGATACTGCCGAGTACTTACTTGGTGTTGCCAACAATCCTAACTATGATGTTTACGACATCATGTCCGATCTCTATCTTGTCGGTCAGCTTTAAAGATCATTTATAAGATCGTCTAGAGTACTAGTTGTTTCCGGATTTATCTGTTGCTTTAGTTTTTGTATTTTAACGTACTCCTCAATATCTTCTTGTGTGAAGTTTCCATCTTTATAACCTAAAGTGTATTTTGGGTAACCTTTTGTATTTACAATATCAATAGTAAGACCGTTTAATGATTTTAATTTAGGGCAATTGCTAAGATCGTAATTACCTCCAATAATTTTTTTCGGAGAACCTTCTAAGCTAGTAAGATTCTTACAATCGTTAATACTAAATGTTCCATATACTATTTCTGGAGCTCCTTCACAGGTTAAAAGCTGTTCATTAT